CAGGTTCAGTTTCTAAAGATGATTTGAAAGAGTTTTTGAGTGAAATTCATCACATATATAAAACAGGTACTGAAATAACTGTTATTGAGTGTGATGCTCAAATTGGAAATGTTTATGAGTATAAAGGATCATTTAGTGATGATTACAAAGTATCAGGTAGAGGAGGTACAAGTTATGAACCAGTATTAGATTACTTATTTGAACATAAAGACAGATTCCAAAATCTAATTTACTTAACTGATGGTGAGTGTTCAGTTAGTACTGCGCCATGTAAGCCTACTTTATGGGTTCATTGTTCAGGAAGAAGTATTAATGAGGATTTACCAGGTGCTAAAGTTCAAATTAAATCATAATGGAAAACATACACGACTTAGATCAAGATCAAATTCACAATTTGAAGGATATGCTCACAAGTTGGAATGTAGATGATATTAGAATAGCTTTAACACTTTTAAATAATGCTAATTTTGAAAACCCATCTATTACTCAACAAATAAATTACTTAATGAATGAATGTCCAGGACTAAGATTCTCTATGTTCAGTAATATTAAAGGTGATCAACGTGTTCGGTTTCATTATGAGGAAAAAAGATTAGATAAGACTCGTGAACAGAATTTATATGTTGATGATGAATCAGATATAATGAGTTACAATCCACTTCCTTATCCTTGGGATAAAATTAAAATAAATAATGGAGGAGAAACTAATTATTGATAAAGAATTATTTGATGAATTGAAGCTAATGTTACAATCATCAAATGAACACGATATAGTCATGGCCATTTCTATTTTAGAAACAGCAGATGAATGGAATAAACAGAACCAAATATATAAAGAACAATTGTACGAGACTCTAAGAGAGAATAACCACATCAAAAATAAATTTGAATTAAAAATGAAGGTGTGGTTAGCAAATATTAGCGAATAATGACCCTAATTAATAACATAAATTTAAGTATAAATAAAAAATAAAGTAAATGGCTAAAAGTAGTAAAAAACAGAACGCGTCCGTATCATTAAATGTTAATGAATTAAAGGACTTCTTGAAACACATTATTGATAACAACCGTTATCTACAAGAAAACAATAAACCAATGGTATCAACCGAAGTTATAGGTGATAGTGGTATTGGTAAAACATCTTCTATCGTCCAATTAGCAGACGAATTAGGTTTGAATTTCGTTAAGTTAAACTTAGCTCAAATTGAAGAAATTGGTGACTTGGTTGGTTTTCCAATTCGTCAATTTGAAATGAAAGATAAAAAAGTGACTGAATGGGTAGATGAAAATTCAGTTGAGGACTATCGTAAGAAAGGTTATGAAGCTACAGGTTTGAATCGTATGAGTTACTGTCCACCAGAATGGATTAGTGGTAAAGCAAATGGTGGTATTCTATTATTGGATGACTGGAATAGAGCTGATATGAGATTCATTCAAGCTGTAATGGAGCTAATTGACCGTCAACAATATATTAGTTGGAAGTTACCTAAAGATTGGCATATCATATTAACCGCTAATCCTGATAATGGAGACTATTTAGTTAACAGTATTGATAACGCTCAGAAAACAAGATTTATTAGTGTTAACTTAAAGTTTGATCTTAAATGTTGGGGTAAGTGGGCTGAACAAGCTAAACTAGATGGTCGTTGTATTAACTTTATGTTGATGCATCCAGAACTAGTAACTAAGGAAGTTAACAGTAGAAGTGTTAGTATGTTCTTTAATAGTATTAGTTCACTTAAATCGTTTGAAGAATCATTACCACTAATTCAGATGATTGGAGAAGGTAGTGTTGGTTCTGAATTTAGTACTTTGTTTACTATGTTCATTAATAATAAATTGGATAAGATGATTTCACCTGAAAATATCTTGTCACAAGATGAAACATATGTTATGAACACACTTAAGAGTCTAGTTGGTAAAGATAAAGAATATAGAGCTGATATCGCGTCAACATTAGGTACAAGGGTATCTAACTATTTAGAGTTTTTCTCAAAAGAAAATACTGTTGAGAAACCACTTATTGAACGTATCAGTAAGATTGTTACCGAGAAAATATTTGCTACAGATGTTTGTTATAATATGGTTAAGTCAATTTATAATAGCAATCCAAGTAAATTTAAGTTAATGATGTTGAATAAAGAATTAGTGAAATATATAACTAAATAATATGGCAGACATAAAACGCATAACAAATGAACAAGCACACTTTTATAAGTTGTTAGACTCAGATAAGTTATCGCCAGAAGAAGTTTGCAGAAAATCAGTTGCCTTTACTTTAACTCCTGATCCGGCTAGTCCGGGTTGGGAGTTTGTTCATTATTATCAAGAGTCGCCTATTGATCAAAGTGGTGGTTTAGTTCCTACCGAGTACGTTTATGTACTTGTGAACAAATCAATGCCAGACATGGTTAAAATAGGAATGACAGTACGTGATGTAGAAGAAAGAGCAAAAGAAATTTCAGGTGCAACAGGTGTGCCTACACCTTGGGTTCCCGTGTTTTCATTTAAATGTTTCAACTCATATAAATTAGAACAAGAGCTTCATGAACATTTAGATGCAGTTCGAGTCGCGGGCAATAGAGAAATGTTTTATATGCACTCTCGCGACGCTATTACCACAGTGAAAAAATTAGGTGATAAATACACCTTACCCCCACTTTAAACGGTTATCTCCTATGGTTCATATATATTTATATAATAGTATTTGCCCCGTTAAATCCCCGGTAAAGGCCGTTGAGAAAATTTGGATGACCGCTATAACAAGTTTGGAATCCCAGAGATTTTTCCGTATTTTTTTAGAGCACTAAATTAATTAAAATGATTAATAGAGGAATGAATGGAGAAGTAGGAGTAAGAGTATTAACGTTAAGTGACTGTGATTATTGCATGTGGTTGAAAAGTGAATTAGACGGTTGCGGAATAACCTATGTTGATATTGATGCTAATAAAAATTCCGAATTCGCTGACAGTGTTGAGGAGAAATTTAAAACTGGTTTTTATCCTATAGTTTTTATAGACTTAGGTAACGAGATAATTACTATTGTCTCTGAAACGGACTTGGACACTAGCAAAACTCTTCGTACCTATGATACGATAACTGAACTTGTAGAAATTATAAAAACATATATTAAATGAGATACAAACAACCAATTGAAAGAAAATTAGAACAACTTGAAAACATGTTAAACGGATTTGGAGCTAAATTCTCTGATCCTAACTTTAACATTATGGTCGCTAAAGAAATGCTTAGCATTATGAAAGACAAAATTGAAGAAGTTAAAACATTACTTAACTCTGAAGAATAAAAAAATTAAATTAGTTATGATAACACCAGAACAAATTAAAAACAATTGGGATAAATTTCTATCTAACATAGAACTATATATCTCAGAACCACGTAAACAACTATTACTTGAGTTTTATACTAAACATGAGGAACGTTTCATTATGATGCCTGCGTCTCATAAATCTCAGTATCATAATTGCTTCCCAGGTGGTTATGTCGACCACGTAAATAGAGTAGTAGAAGCTTCTCTAAAGATCACTGGTGTATGGGGTGCTTTAGGAGCTATTGATACTTATACAACTGAGGAACTAGTATTCTCAGCTATCAATCATGACTTAGGTAAGTTTGGAGATGAGGAAAACGCCGCATACATTGAACAAACAGATCAATGGAGACGAGATAAACTAAACGAAACTTATATGTTTAACGATCGTTTAGAGTATATGACTGTTCCTGATCGTGGTTTACATTTATTAATAAGTAATGGTATTATACCTACTAAAAACGAAATGATAGCTATCAGAACTCATGATGGACTATATGATGAATCAAATAAGGCTTACTTAATGGGTTTCACACCAGAAACTAAGCCTCGTACTTCACTTGTATATGTCTTACATCAGGCGGATTTAATGGCAGCTAGAATTGAGTTTGAAAAGGAATGGTTGCCTAAGTTATTAGGACCAAAACAAGAAGCACCTAAGAAAGAAAGTAACTTTAAATTAAATAAAAACAACTCAGCTGTTAAGCAGAAAGCCCTTAAAACAATGGCTAACCCAGCTTTAGCTGAATTAATGAAAAACATATGATAATAGGAATTATTTCAATCATACTTTGGGTAGGAACTGTATTCGGATATATTATCTGGAATCTAAACCGCAAAGTAGCCCAACTAGAACAAATTGCTACTCAGCAAAAAATTATTATTGATAGTGTTTCCGCTATAGTAGATGAGTCTGATAAAATGCTTAAATCAGTTGAATTAACTCAAGCATTCCAATCAGATGATCAAATTGGTTTCTTTTTTAAGAATTTACAAAACATTCAAGAGTCATTAAATCATTATCTTAAGAATAAGTAAACATGGCAGAAGAACAAGAAGTATTATTAACGAAGAAGGGGACTGTCCGTAAACGCAAACCTAAGAAGGCTAATGTTTACTTCACTCAAGAAACTGAGGATGCTATTATTGAGTATTTAAAATGTAAAGATCAAGATATAAGAAATAAAATATTCAATGAAAAAATTAATTATTCATTTCATAAACTGGCTGAGAATATTATCCACACGTTTAAGTTTTATTACACAGAAGTGGATACTATTCCTGAGTTACAGCACGAGGTGGTGGCCTTTTTATTAGAGAAATTACACTTATATAATCAAAACAAAGGTAAAGCATTTAGTTACTTTGGTACTATTGCTAAACGATATCTTATCCTATATAACAATGCTAACTACAAGAAGCTAAAAGATAAAGCACCTGTTGAAGCTATTGATGAGGATAAATCAATATTCATAGATATTGTTAATAACAGTACTGATCCTCAAGTTGATGAACTTCCATCATACTTAAAACAATATACTCACTTTGTAGATGTTAATTTATTTGGTTTATTTCCAAAACAGAATGACGCTCGTATAGCTGATGCTATAATGGAGTTATTCCGTAAAAACGAAAATTTAGATATTTTTAACAAGAAAGCATTATATATCTACGTTAAAGAAATGACTGAAGCATCAACACCTCAGATAACTAAAATTATTAAACGACTAAAAATAATATATGTTACTAAGTATAATGAATACTATGAACATGGTCGTATAACTATGAAGATCTAACTCTTTCCATCTTCCATATTTATATAAAACACCAATATGGATTTTAATCAAGTTTTATTTAAAGATAAAACCTTTTCAAGCTTACTAGAAGATATATACAAAAACGCTAATCGCAAGGAAAAGGAAATTAAAGCATTAATCGATCAACTGAAACCTATGATACAGGAGCCAGGTGACGCGATGATGCTTGTTCCTTTATTGAAAGAATATATGGAATTAGCAATTAAAAATGATGACGCTTTAATTAAAATGGCGGGTATTGTTCAACGTGGTATGAATAATACTGGCGGGAATGATGATAGCGGTATGTTAAGTGAGCGTGACAAGGAATTATTGTTTCAAGAAATTAGTGGTATTAAAATAGAAGAGCCTAAACAATTAAGTAATGGGTAAGGAAAATACTATATCAACAGGTACAACTAAAAAGAATAATAGACAAGGACTATCAGTTAATTCTAATAGTTTAAATAATCTATTACCTTCATCTACTTATCAGTTTGGTTTAGTAATAGGTGTTAATCCTACAACTAAAGAAATAATTTATAACGCTATTGAAGATAATATAGCTGTTAATAAACAAGGTAAAGCTCTACCATTATATAAAAATAAAATACAATTGCCTGATATAGGATATGTTGTTCCATTATTAAGAGGACCAAGCACAGACATCAGTGTTAATGGTGGACAATATAGTAAAACTACTTATTACTTAGACCCTATAGGAATATGGCAAACAGTTGAAGAAAATAAAATTGAAAAATCTCCTTCAATGTCGCCTAATACTCCAACAGCTGATGTTAATAAATTAAATATTAAACTAGCTGAAATAGGTATAGTTAATAACTCAAACGGATAATAATATGGCTAATAATTATTTTTCAAAACAAAGTCCAACTGATATCTCTCTTCAATCAGAAGATGGAGGTGGGTTAACACTCACTAAAAATGGAAAATTTTTATTTGGGGCTAAGTTACAAGAAATAACTAATGAATTAAATGAAACATCATTTGATGGTGTTGTAGATATTAATCCTAATACTAATTCATCTTACATAGGTATAATGAATGCTGACAGTGAACCTGTTGATGTAGATATTCCTAATAGCAATCAATATTCATTATTTACTCCTCAAGATAATAATATTGTATTTACTAATCCACTACAAGATGAATGTGATGATGTATTTGATGCTGTATTAGTTGGAGGATTAGATGATACATCTAGAGGATATAAAACAATTAGTGATCAGTTAGAAATATTTAAAAAAGGATATGGAACTGATAAAAATGTAAAAGCATTTCCTTGGTCAACCCCTGTAGCGACAATTACTAGCTTTTTAAAAGACCATCCTAAAGTTCCAGTTATAATGTTTAGTAAAGGATGTGAATACGCTGATAAAATAGCTGCTGTTAAAGGTATAAATAAAAATAGAATATATATTGTTGAACCATGGGCTGTTGGAGCAGGAACAAAGAAAATAGTTCAAAATGCTGTGGCTAGTGGTGTCCCTCCAGAAAATGTTTATGTTGGTCCAAATACAAGTGTTGGTAAAGGAGTTATTAGTAATCCATCTGATACAAACTTCAAAGGAACAAGAACATCTCATTGGGACGCTCTTAAAATAGTTGGGGAAGTAATGAAAGAAAATATCAAATGTGGTAGCCAAGTGACTCCACCTCCTACTGTTACTATCACTCCAACACCCACCCCAGTAACAACTCCTCCTGTAACAGTTACAGTTCAAGAAGAAGAAGAATTATATGAAGCTAATTTCCTACCAGCCACTGAAAATGATGGATTTCAATTATTTGATAGTGGTTATGGAGATACTTGTTCAGAAGCAGCGGCAGCATCCTTAAAAGATACTTATCCATCAGTCATTACAACACTTTCTCTTTCAGGTGGTGGTCTTCCTCCTGACTTGACTACAGCTGACATAGTTAGAGATTTAAATCAATATATAAAATTTTCAAATCAAGCTTGGAATGATTGGACAAATGGTGTTATTAATCCTAATACAGTATTAGATTTAATAGCCATAGCTAAAGCTACACAATTAAAAATTTATGTAGGCACCGCTAGAAGTGGTCATTCATGTAAAACAACAAGTGGTAATATAAGTAGACATATGAAAGGAGAAGGTCTTGATTTACCTGGTTTCTATGATTTAACTGGTACTATAGCTCCTGCTGATAAACTCATTACTGATTCTAAAGCAAATGTAGCTGCTGACGGAACCCCAGATGTAGATTCTAAAACACCATATACTCCTGTATCATCTATTTTTAAAGCTTTAGCTGATAAATTTGTAGCTAGTGCTGTAACTCTTCCAAATGCTGGAAGAGGAGAAGGAGCTAATAAGAGAGGAGTCTTATGGTATTTTAATAATCGTAGTAAAGGAGGAAATCATTTTAATCATGTTCATTATAGTAATAATATACCTTACTCTGGATGGTTTATAAAAACAATTCCATCATCTTTCAACTGTGATTGTGATCAAATAAGAAATGCGAATTTAACTGCTCAAAATTGTAATTAACCGCTCAAAATTATATATAATGGCAACTAATGATATTAAAACATATAGTGGAGAACAGATAGTATTATCATCAGGACGTTTAGTTTTTAGCTCACGTTCTAATGATATATACTTTAATTCAAAACGTTATATTAATATATCAGCTGGTGATAAAGTAACTATTGATGTAGGTGCTATAGATAGTGATGATGAACAAAATATATTTTTAGTTAATGCTCCTAAAATGCAACTTGGATTAGATAGATATGGTGTTGTGGAACCAATAGTTAAAGGAGAGGAATTAGATACTGTGTTAAGTGATTTAATGGAGGCTTTAGCTGATTATAGCACAATGGTAGCCGCGACTGCTTTTACTCCTGACTTAGCTCAAACACCATCTAAGTTTTTAACAAGTAGACTTCAGGGTATAAAATCACAACTAGAAAACTTTAAATCAACTAAATCATTTACAATATAATGGCAACAGCGATTTTTCCAAATAATTTAAATCCAGCACAATTAGGAAATTTAGTTTCTGGAGCAGGAGGTGTAGTTGGTCAAACCGCCGCTCAAGCTGCTCAAAAATTATCTGACGCTAAAGCTAAAATTGATAAGGCTAAAGGTATAACTGATAAAGCTAAAAAAGAACTTGAAAAAGCTAAAAATGCTAGAAATTTTTTAAAAGAACAAACTAAATTAAGTCCCGCTGATTTAAAAAATATTTTAGCAGCTGCTGTTTTACCTATATTATCAAAATTCATTAATACTGAAAAAATAGTCAATGCTGTTATCAATAAAATAATTGATGAAGCTAAAAAAAAGTTAAGTAAATATGGTAAAGTTGAAGTTATAGGAGGTACTATATATTTTACACCAAGAAATGTAAATAGTGATTTTACAAAATATGTTACAAGTATCAAACAAAAGTTAGATACTATAAAAAAAACAATAGCTGAATTAAAAAAAATAGTTGACTCACTAATTACTATACTTAAAGTAATTAAAGCGGGATTAGTAGCTATTAAATTATATATAATTGTTTTAAAAGTACAATCTAAAAAACTAGCAGCAGCCGCAGTAGCTGAGTCTTTATCACCAACCCCAAACAAACCCGCTGCATCAGCTTATTTAGCTTTTAAAGAGACTACAGAACCATTAATAAAAGAATTAGAAAAAAAGGTAGATGATTATATGTTAATGGCTACTGCTGTTAGTTCTATATTAAATGTCTTTAAACGACTTATTGACAAATCAAAACAAAAATTAGATAACTTTAATATTGTAATTATCTTACCACCAACACCTAATAGTTCTATTTACCCAACTGAGGTAATTAGTGGATTATCAACTCCAAGTGAAAATAAAGACTCAATTGAAGTATATGAGGATATGAATGGTAAAGAATATATAATTAGAGTAGTAAATTTATCAAATGGTACATTACAAGCTATAGCTTATGATAGATTTAGTAATTTGCCAATCACAAAAACAGCTCCTAGCAGAATACGCGAAGCTGATGAATTAATTGATGAACTTAAACAAATACTAGGATAATAAAATATTTATAAACATGAAAGCCGATACATTTATTAAAATATTACGCAAGGTTATACGTGAAGAAGTACAAGCTGTTGTTAGGGAAGAGCTTGGATTAATGCTTGAGACACCAGAGCCTAAGCCAGTGGTGGCAGAGACCAAGAAAACCGCTGTAAAAAATTCCATGGTTGAATCTATAAAACCTGCCAAACCTACACAGCCTATTAATCCTCCATCATTTACTAATAATAGTA